GTAGTAGATCTCGAACAGGCCCTCGACACCTTCGGGGTAGAAGTATGCCTTGTCGGGCGGCACCCCGAAGGCGGCATTGCCCCGGTAGCGGCGGAAGGTGATGCCGCCGAAGCTGACCTCGTCGGCCACCCGCGCCCGCAGATCGGCGGCCGCGGCGGTGTTGAGATAGGTCTCGCGCACCTCCTTGTGGGCGACGAGATCCGAGAAGAAGGCCGAGCCGCATTCGGCGCGCAGCTGCACCGCACCGGTGGAAAGCCCGCCCAGATCGCCCTCGACGCTTTCGATCAGCGCCTGGCACTTCTTGCGCAGCGCCCCCGAGGCCGGGTTTGTGTTGGCCAGATCGAAGTTGACTTCCGTTGCCGGGGTGATCGCGAACTCGGTGAAGTAGTCGATGACGACGGCGCCATCCTTGGGGTCCAGCACCTTGCCCTGGATGCCGTTCAGGAGGTGATACTCGAAGGTGGCCTCGGCATCGTTCCTGAGCCGCTTGAGCCGCCTTGCCACCTCCTGCTGGACCTGCTGGGTCTCGGACTCGGCGCCAAAGGCGCGGATGCCCTGGATTTCCGAGGCCCAGAGCACGTCCTGCTTCTTGAACTGGCGGCACACAAACGCCCGCACGTCGCGGCGTTCCGGGATTTGCTGCTCATAGGCCGAGCCGCGCTCGGAGAACGGGATCAGCGACAGCGTGCCATCGCGGCTCTCGATCACGACGGTGCGGCTTCGCACCCCGCGATCGGCAAAGAGGCCGGAGCCCGTCAGCGTCGCCGGCTTGTAGGGGATGTTTTCGAGCGCGCGGGTGAGTTCGATCACCGAGAAGGCATCGGTGTCGAAGATGTCCATGGTGGGCATCGCGTGTTCCTTTCAGTGTTGGGGGTGTCAGCGCACCAGGATGCCGGCTGCCGCCAGTGCTGCGTGCGCGGCATCAATCTCCGGCTGGGTCAGGGTGCCGGCAAAGATCAGGTCATGGCCGTTGACGATGGCCGGGCCGCGCAGAAGCGCCACCGCCTGCACGTCGGCCGCCGTGGCGTCTGCCCTGGCCCAGAGCACGGCAACGGCGGTCTCGGTGCCGTCAAGCGCGGCCGGGTCGTGGGCGGCATACTTGCCGGTTGCGGTGATCCTGCCCAGCACGGTGCCGGGGGCGAGCACCGGGTTACTGGTCCCGGTGGCGATGGTGACGACCTCGCGGGTGTAGTCGCGGAAGGCCTCCCAGACGAGGAAGCCGCCCGGGTGGGTGGTCTCGGAAAGAACGGGCATGTGTTACCCCTTGCGCTTGAAGGTACGGTTGATGATGTCGGCCCAGGGGCGCGCCGAAGGGCCCGGGCCGGGTTGCGGGTGATGGGTGGCGATGTCGGGATCGGCCTCGGCGCGGGCCTTCAGAAGTGCTGCTCGCACCTCCTCAAGGGGGACCTCGCGTTCAAGGAAGCCAGCCGCCATCTGCGGCTGCCCGGCGAGGCGACAGAGATCGACCACGGCACGGGCGTAAGCGATGGCCTCGGTACGGATCGCGGCAGGGTCCGGGCTCGTCGGGATTTCCTGCTCCGGCGCACCCCTTTCCGGTTCCGCCTTCTTGGTCAGCGCCTCGACCACCGCCGCAGGCGCATTGCGGAAGCGGCTGACATCGAAGCGGGCGGCAATCCGCACCGGCTCAGCCACGCTGTCCGCAAAGCCTGCCTCCACCGCCTCGGCCGCGGTGAACCAGGTCTCGGCCGCCATCAGTTGGGCCACCTCGTCCTCCGCCTTGCCGGATTTCGCCGCGTATCCCTTGACGAGCGCACCGGCGATCTTGTCGAGCGCCTCGGCCATCGCCCGCATGTCGGCGGCGGTGCCCATGACCAGCCCCGAGGGGTCATGGATCATCAGGAAGGCGTTCTCCGGCATGATGATTTCATCGCCCGCCATCGCGATGTAAGAGGCAGCGGAGGCGGCAATGCCGTCGATGGTCACGGTGACGGGGCCTTCATGACGTTTCAGCGCGTTGTAGATGGCGACGGCATCGAACACCGAGCCGCCCGGGCTGTTGAGGCGCAGCTCAAGGGGCGTGCCCTTCGGTAGCTTGCCCAGTTCGGCGATGAAGGTTTTGGCGCTGACGCCATAGGCGCCGATCTCGTCGTGAATCGAAAGCTCAGCGCCGCCATCAAGGGCGCGGATCGTGTACCAGCTGTTCATGGATCAGTTTCCCTGGTTGGGGTTGGTTTCTTTCGGGGGCGTCGCCCGTGCACCCTGCCTCTCGCTTGGGCCTTTGCCGTAGCGCAGCCCCAGTTCGGCCGCGCGCGCCGCATCGGCGGCATTCTCGCGGTCGATCTCCTCGATGTCGTAACCGGTGGCCTCCACCGCCTTGCGCCGCGACATCAGCCCCGCCTCGATGGCCAGCAGCTGCGCCTGGATGTCCTTCAAGGGATCGACCCAGTCCCAGCGCGGCGGGATCCAGTGCACGGCCCGGGCTGCGCCCATGTCCGGCAGGTCCAATGCTCCCGCCAGCACCGCCGTTTCCAGCCAGCGCTCCCAGATGGGCCGGCAGAGCTGATGAGCAATAACTCCATGCTGCAGCTGGCTGATGCGCCTTCGGAACTCCACGAGTTCGGCGCGCAGGCTCGAGTAGTTCGCCTGTCGCACGTCGCCGGTCACCAGGTGATAGGGCAGACCCAACGAGGCGGCGATCGCCAGCAGGGTCCGGTACTGGAAGGCCTCGTAGCCGCCGCCCACATCGGCGGGGTTCGAGAAGGTCACGTCCTCGCCAGGCAGCAGCACCTGCAGGGTACCGGGCTCGAGGCTGGCAATGCCGGTGCCGTCCTCCCCGTCCTCGACCGCGCCCATCAGCTGTTCCTCGGGGGCGGCCTTGGTAATGAAGCCTGCGAACATCGCCGCGGTCTTCTTGCGGTCCAGTTCGGCATCGTCGTACTGGTCGAGCAGGAACAGCCGCACCATGGCCGGCGCCACATGCGGCAGGCCCCTGATCTGGCCCGCGTCCAGCGGGCGGTAGATGTGAAGAACGTCGGTGGCCGGGACGCGGGTTGTTTCAGGCAGGACGTCGCCCCTGTCGGTGCTGTCGCCGGGATGGCGCCTGCGGAAGTGGTAGGCCACACGCCGCCCGATCCGGTCGAACTCGATGCCGCAGCGGATCACGTTGCCGTTCGGGGCCGTCTCGGTCTTGTCAAACGGCAGCATCTCCGATTGCAGCAGCTGGCATTGCAGAGGCACGCGCAGGCCGTCCTCTGGCCGACGGGGGCGCAGCCTGACGAAGCATTCGCCGGCCACGAACATCTCGCGGGCCACCATCGCCTGCAGCCCGTAGAAGTCCGTCAGCCCGTCGGCGTCCGCCTCGTCGGTCCAGGCCAGCCACAGGCGTTGCAGCCGGTCCCGCAACTCGCCGTCCTCCAGCAGCGACGAGGGCTTGATCCCGTCGCCGACGAGGTTCGCGGCCCAGGCCTCGCAGGCGTTCGCGGCATAGCCGTTGGTCACCACCAGTTCCCGCGAACGCGCGAGCAGGCGCGGACCGCCCGAGGCCACCAGCGCGTTGATGTTCTCCAAGGGCGGCTGCCAGCCGCGTAAGCGACGCCTTGCCATGGCGCCTTCGAGACGTGCACGCACTCCCCTGGCCCCGCCGGTCGAACGGCGACGCAGGGCATCGAACAGGCCCATGCCTCACAGCCCCTTGTCCGTGGTGACCCGCAGATGCCGGATCACCCGCCGCCCCTCGGCAGCGGCGATCTCGCGTTCCAGCGCCTCGATCGCCCGGTCGATCTCGGCCAGGCTGCGGTACTCCACGGTCTTGCCGTCGTAAGTGACACGCGCCACGCCCGAGGACCGCGAGGCCAGCAACGCCTCGCGGCGGGATTGCAAATCCGTCAGTGTTGGCATGTGGCCTTTCCTCTACGCCATTGACACAGTCCGGGACATTCTCCAGACCGTAGCTGTCTGTCACAGGGGGCACGGGTCATGAGCGACGCGTTCAGGAGCATCGAACGGGGGCTGAAGGAAGCCATTGCTCACGCACGTGGCGAAGACCCCGCCACCATTCACGAGATCGAGGTGCCCGAGCCGGACGTGCGCGCCATCCGCGCGCGCACCGGCCTGTCGCAGGCGGCGTTTGCTCGCAGCATCGGGGTTGCGAAGGCCACGCTGCTCAACTGGGAACAGCGCCGTCGCCGCCCCGAAGGTCCGGCACGCGTCCTGCTGGCCCTGATCGCCAAGGACCCCGGGATCGTGCAGAAGACCCTGCAGGGCTGACTTCCCTGCGCTATTCCCGAAAGGATCCACCATGATTGAACCGATCGCGCGCATCCGGATTGAGTTGCAGGGCATAGAGCCCAGGATCTGGCGCAGGGTTGATGTTCCGTGCTCATCGACCCTGATGAATCTTCACGACATCATTCAGGTCACAATGGGATGGGCCGGCACGCATTTGTTCGAGTTCAACGTTGGTGACAAGGTTTACGGCCAGCCGTTTCCTGACGTCGGTTTCGAAGAGCGCAGGGTTTACAAGGCCAAGTCGATTCGTTTGCAAACCCTGCTCGATCGAGGGTTTGATCGGTTCCTCTACATTTACGATTTCGGGGATGACTGGCGCCACGACGTGATCGTCGAGGACATCCGTGATGGCGAGGTCGACACCGACTATCCCTGCTTCATCGACGGTGCTCGACGCTGTCCGCCCGAAGATGTCGGCGGCACCATGGGTTTTGCGGAGTTTCTCGAAGCGATCACCGATCCGACGCATGAAGAGCATGAGCAGATGCTGGCCTGGTATGGCGGGCCCTATGATCCCGAAGATATCAATGAACGTCATGTTCGCAGCGTCATCGAAAGTTTCGCGGTCCGGCGACGCGGTCCACTCCAAAGCCACCGGAAAGGCAACAGGCCCTGGAGCCATTGATCACCCCATGTAATTCGAACGCACGGTCCGTCGCCGTCGCGGCGCCGGGCGCGCCGTCCGTTGCGTCACCGCGCCGGTCACGGTTTCTGCAGCCCCGACCGCCACTTGGCGCTCCAGTTCCGCCCATTGTGCTTCGCCCCACCGATCCGCCCCGGCAATCCAGGCGGCAGCGCGGGCATAGACCCGGCAATCGAGCGCTTCGTTGCGCTCCCGCAGCTTCTGCCATTCGAGCTTCGCAAAGCCGCGCTTGTTCTTCACCGTCACCAGTTGCTCGGCCACCAGCTGTTTCAGCCACTCACTGTCAGCCCAGCCCGGCAGGTGGATGGTGCCGGGCGGGTATGTGGCGCCGGCCGCGATCTCTTCCGCCGTGGGCCGCTCCTGCCTGAGAAAGCGGTAGGTCTCGGCCTTGAAGGTCGAGACCGCCACCGTCCAGAGCCGTGCGCCCCGGCGCAGGCGCTTGCCGGCGATGGTCGCATCCACGTAAGTGGGCCCTGTCACAGGAGCCGCCCGGTTGAACCCTTCGACACCCTTCACCGGCGCCACCTGTGCAAATCCCACGGCCCGCGCCCAGCCATAGACGGCCGAGGTCTCGAAGCCGGTGTCGATCGCCAGCCGCGCGATGGTCAGATGCGCACCACTTTCGTGGCGCCAGGTCCGGCCCAGAAGATCGGTGAGCCCCCGCCAGCACTCGGGATCACCCGGCCCGCCCTCGATCACCACGTGATCCACCAGCCAGCTTTCCAGGCCGCGCCCCCAGGCCCAGACATCGACCTCGATCCGGTCCTTCTGCACATCCGCCCCGGCGGTAAGGAACAGACCACGTTCAGGCACCGTGCCCGCCGGCCAGTCTTCCTTGAGCCCCGCCAGCCGCTGCCAGTCTGGCGCGTCGCCGGTCTCCACCCAGGTCTCGCCGAGTGAGGTATTCACGAAGGTCTTCATCGCCTCGTCGCCACCGGCCCGGGCCGAGAGGAACGCCTTCACCATCGCCTCCAGCCGCACCCAGGGGGAATAGATTTCATTGAGGTGGAACCCGGCGATGCCGGCAAAGGGCCGCCGCGCCCGCCATTCGCCCTTTCCGACGGCCGCCCATCGTTCTTCGTCAGACCACTTCGCTGCGCAATGTATGCATTCATACCGCGCCGTCTCCGGCCGATGCTCACCCTGCTCGGTCTTCTCCCATTTGACCTGCCCCCAGACCAGAACCTGGGCCTCGCCACAGTCCGGGCACGGCACCCAGTATTGCCGCTGGTCGCTCTCCTCGTATGCCGTCTCGATCCGGCTCGCGCCCTTGTTGGTCGGCGTTGAGACCAGCACGATCTTGCGGTTCCAGAAGGTGACCGTGCGCTTCTTCGCGAGGTTCACCGGATCGCCCTCGGCCCCGGCGCTGAACGGGTAGCGGTCGACCTCGTCGCACAGCAGCAACCGGATCGGCCGGCTGGCCAGCCCCGAGGGCGCATTGGCCCCGACAATGGTCAGATGCCCGCCCGGAAAGCGCTTGTGCAGGATCTTGTTGTTGCCGTCGCGCGATTTGGGGTCGGCGATCTTGTCCCTGAGACACGGCGTGTCGCGCGCCATCGGCGAGAAGCGGTCCTTCGACCAGGTCTCGGCATCGCGCTCGGTCGGCATCACCACCATGATCGGCGCCGGGTCCTGGTCGATGTGGTAGCCGACCATGTTCCCAAGGCACTCACTTTTGCCGATTTGACTGCTGGACATGATCACGACGGTTTCGACGGTCGGATCCGAGATCGCATTCATCATGCCGCGCTGGTATTCCGCGCGGGAGGTCCGCCAACGGCCCGGCTCGGCGCTTGCTTCCGAGCTCAGCCGCCGGTTCGCATCGGCCCAGTCACTGATCGTTATCTCCGGCGGCGGGGTCAGCGCCTTCAGTGCCCGGCGCACTGTCCTTTGCAGCACCGCCGTCCCTTGCAGGGTCAGGATCGTCGCTTTCTCGCTCACGGCGCACATCCGTTGCCGCTAGTTCCTCCAGCGCCTCGCGCACGGCGCTGCGCAACACGTCCCGCACCGCCGCCGGGGTTGCCGCGCCATGCAGCTGCGGCGCCAGCCGGTCGGGCAGCGCCAGCAGCCGCGTGCGCAGGAGCGCCAGAACCGCAATCCAGGCGGCCTCCACATCTTCGGCCGCGATCACGGCACCGCGTTTTTCCTCCGCCTCCATCTCGGCAAGATCGGCGCGGGCCCGGATGAACCGCGCCCGCTCGGCGGCATAGTCCGGCGCGCCGGCCTGCGCCTTGGCGGCCTGGTCGCGCAGGTAACGCACATAGCCGCGTACCGAGCCGATCAGGTCGTACTGCCCGCGCGTGGCCTTCGGGATCACGCCCTCGCGGCTCAGCTGCTGTACCCGGCGCTCCGAGAGGTCCAGAAGCTTCGCGATCACCCCGATTGGCTGGCTGGGCGATGACACGCGATTGTTCCTTGTCAGGGGTTTGCATCATGCCCCATCGAACGCACACGGAGCGCCTCGAACAGTCGCCGCAAGAGATAGCCGCGAACCAGCGAAACGCCGACGAAGGCGAGGCCGATGGTCAGATGCTCCATGAGCCCCGTCTTGATCCCGAACCACGGGAACACAACGATCTGTGTGGTGATGGCCAGAACGTAGCCGACGACGACATTCGTCGCGGTCTCGGCCAACGACATGGCGCGGCTCTGTTTCATGCGGCGTCCGCCTTCTCTGCGCGGACCTCGTCGAAAGACCGCCCGTCACCATCCAGCACCGCCTGCCGCCCGGTAAACCGCTGCCAGCGTTCGACAATTACATCCACGTATTTCGGATCAAGCTCCAGCAGCGCCGCCTTGCGCCCGGTCGTCTCGGCCGTGATCAGCGTCGTGCCGCTGCCGCCGAAGGGATCGAACACCAGATCGCCCACGCGGCTCGAGTTGCGCAAGGCGCGCTCGACCAGAGCCACCGGCTTCATGGTCGGGTGCAACTCGTTCTTCGCTGGCCGGTCGATCAGCCACACATCGCCCTGGTCACGCGCCCCGCACCAGCGGCGCTTGGCGCCCTCGGGCCAGCCGTAGAGGATCGGCTCGTATTGGCGCTGGTAGTCCGAGCGCCCCAGCGTGAACCGGTCCTTGGCCCAGATCACGAAGGTCGACCAGTGCCCGCCGGCTTCGGTGAAGGCCTTCTGCAGCCTGTGCAGCTCGCTCGA